CCCCCTTATTTCTCAGAGCATCCCTTAAACTTGTTTTTGCTTCGTTGATGGATGATGTTAATGATTGGATCCTTTCTTTTAATGTAGGCATAATGTGTGGGAATTAAAAATTAATGATGAATATTAAAAGATTAGTAATGAGATTAATAATGAGGGAAGATAAAGAAGTTTTTTTTGAATTCTTTATCTTCCCTTTGTTAATCTTTAATTGTTATAGGATATAAGTACATGGTTGCCTTGGAAGGTTAATTTAGTTCCCCCAGATGCTGCTGTGGCTTTAGTTAAACGCATTATCCCTCCCCTCCATTCTACATTGTTAGCTGCTTTGATTAGTTGAGACCAATTTGTTCCTTGATTTAATTCTGAGATAGCCAGGAAGGATTTAGGAGATCCAGCAGTAACCTGACTGGATACTACACACCAAACAATAACCTTGTTTACTAAATCCGAATTCATCCAATCTACAATGGATGAAATTGTACCTGGATTGAATTTTATCTTACCATTATAATAAACTGTGTACTGGGAAGTATTAAAATTACTTCCCTCCAAGTATGCTGAGTAGATTCCAGATGAAAATGATAATGATACTTTTGGCATTACTGGGATTTCGATATCATTAATCCCTTGAGCAATCTGATCCCAGGTTGGGCTTATTGGTACACTTACACCTTTATTGGATAATGCAGATCTCAGTGATGTTTTTGCATTACTGATTTGTAAAATTAGGGCTTCAATTCTTGATTTGAGTGACATATCTGTGATGTATTAAAGTTAATATAGATAAGATAGTATCTTATAATATTAATCATTAAGGCAATAATACAATGAGTCTGATTACAGGAATTCGGGATCAAAAAGATCACATTACACAAGTAAAAAAAGATGATAAAGTATTCCCAAAAGAGAAATACGCGAATAGGCACAATAAAAAAATCCCTATCTACTTTCTCAAGCAAATAGGGATAAAAACCTGACCCATAAATAAGAGTCCGCGATTACGTTTTTTTTGATTACGCTGAAAAAATCAATTCTCAATTTTAAAAACATTTACCAAAACCTATTCGTTTATAGTTTCCTTCTGTAGACTTTCCAATAACTCATTCAATTTCATAGAGTAGCCATCTAATTCTTCTGTAGAATATGAATTATTAGGGATTCCCTTTTTAAAGTTTTCTAGTGCACTCTGCAATTTAGAAGCAGTATTTCCTAAGCAATATTCTTTCCAAATTCTTTTAGATTCACTTCCATGAACCAATATCGTGAACTGGGTTCCTTTTAAATTTAAAGGAGTCAAGGATTTGATCTTTCGATCATATTTGGGATTTACTGATATCCCATTCGAAAGTAAGGCAGAATTTTTATTTACATCGATTACCTTACAGAGTTCACAATGTGATGGGCCTTTGATTAAAACTTCTTGATCTTTGGATAACAATTTGATGTTTTTATCCTCTTTTTTAACAGATTTCTTTTTCATGTGATTAATTTTTGATTGTGATATTGTATAGTAAACACATAATTCTACAGGGTATGAGCAATACTAATAGCATTTTTCATATACAAAACATATCAAATATGAAGCAATATAAAGTTTTGGGAGTATGCAATGGTCAAGGCATAGGATTATTCCCATTTAAGGGTGACAAAAGGTTCAAAATCTTGGGTAATTTAGAGGTTAGAGGGGTGTATTTTACTCCAAAAAATGAACAATGGGTAGATAATTTCCCAGGTATACCTCTTTTCAGGGATTTAAAGCGATGTAAAAATTACCTTGAAGGTAAAAAAGTACACATAATCATCGGTAATCCTTCCTGTGGAGGACAATCTATACTCAGAATCAGTAGAAAAAAGGATTTTAAATCTACCGAAGAGCAAAAGGCAGACCCTACAATGGTAAATTTTATTGAAAGTGTTCATCATTTTAAACCTCATGTATTTTTATTGGAAAATTTACCCAAATTGCTAGAAGTAATCCCAGAAAATCAATGGGAAAATGAAATATTCCCAGATTATAACCTGGTTTTTCACAACCATTCAGTTTCAGAATGGGGCAATTCTCAAATATCAAGGAACAGATTAGTAATAATAGGAGTAAAAAAGAGCTCTCTTTTATTCAAATTGGAGCAATTCCTTTTTGTTAAACAAATGAAAGCTCTTAGGACAACGCAAGATTTATTATTTAACCTCCCAAAGGATGGTAATATAATCGAGGATTTGGATAAAATCGTTTCAATGTTTCACCCAGACGATAAAAATAAAACCAAATTATCCCTGAAACAAGTACAAAGATTATGGACAAATGAGTTCAGGGATGAGTGGAAATGGCCTTGGGTTAATTCTAAAGGGTCTAGAGGGACATTACCCGGTGTATATAGAAATAAACCGAATGGTTATCCAATGACCGCTAGGAAAGCGGATAGACAGTTTAAATGGAATGGTTTACCAATGTCTCCAAGAGAACTTGCAAGGATAATGGGAATCTCTGATAAATTTAAAATTCACATCGAAGAAGATAGGAAAAATTATTGGATAAACAAGGGAAGGTTAATTGTTACTCAGACCTTCCCTTATGAAATTGGGTTATGGTTTAAAGAATGCCTATTAAACCGTTAACAACACTCTATTTCATGTTTCCAGAGTAAAAGAAGTTTCCAATAGTAGTCCAAATCGATATTTGGATTCCCTTTTGAAACCAAAGGTTCAATGTAATCGATAGCTTCGTTTAATTTGGAAGATAATATATTCTGAGATTTAATTACCTTGTCCATTAAAACTTTTTCTTCATCTTCACCTCTAGCAAGATTTAAATTTGCTAACTGAAGAAACATAAAAGATTTCGAAAGTTCATATACTTTTCTTCGAATGATAATGGATTCTTTTAATAATTTTTCCTCTTTCAATGATGATTTATCTTTTTTCATGATGTTGAAATTTTATGTTTGATGTGACATAGTAGTACTTAAATTTTCAAGGCAATATATTTTGGAACCTTCTATATGGATTATATTATATATTCTGGCCAATAGCCAATTGCTAATTGATAATTGGCTAATTGATAAATCCTAAATCCTAAATGGTTAATGGTTTAATGGTAAAAACCTAAAAGGTAATAAACAATAAACAAAAACTAAAATTGGAAACTCGGTTTACGAGAAATTTCTTTGTAACTTGTTGAATTCCAATTAATTAGATGCCCTAAAACTGGGAATTTGTATTTAACAATTCCGGGATTTTTTCATACACAACTCGCTGATAATGAACGACTCCTGAGGTAGAAAATCAAAATCCTGGAGAATCCCAGAATTGTTAAATCCTGTTAAAATTAAAAATCACATAAAAATTATCACAATCCTATGAAACACAGAGATGAAATTTTTTCATGGGTCATGGCAATCCTAATTTTATTTTCAATGATTGGGGTTTCCTGGGTGACCTATAAAATCACAAAACGAAAATTTAAAAAGGAATCATCGAATAATTTCGAAAACCAAAAAACAGACACAGTTTATATCCCAGAGATTTTTACAATCCCTGAACCTTTCGAAATTATTATGAATCCTTCAAAGGTTGAAATTTATCGAAAGGATACAACTTCAAAGTATAATGAATTTTCCCTGCGGGAAAAAGATTTGGTGTTGTTCACACCAAATCGATTAGACAGCTTGATTATTGATTTGAATTATTTGAAGAATCTTCCAATGAATCCAAAACTATTATCACTTGATTTGAATCAAAACCAGTTGAGCTTGGGATTATCGGATATTAATGGGATCACGTCTAGAATATCTTATCCATTAAACCTTCAGAATTATTCCTATAGGTGGAATGGAAATTCTTTAACAAGCAAAAAACAGCCAAATTTTAAATTTTATCCAACACTTGGATATCAATATCGAATTTTAAATAATTTTCATGACATTGATCTCAAGTTAAATTTCAAGACTAAGGGATTTAATTACGAACTTGGGCTAAACGGATTTTACTATCCCAAATTCAAGAGTGATCCTGGATGGGATATCACAATAGGTTTAACCTATGATTTTTAAAAGAAGAAAAGAAAATGGCGAAAAAGGAAATAGATACCTCTCATCTGAATGCTCAACAATTTAGAGAATTGGTTCAAATACAAAAGGATGTCTTTTACTTCTCAACATTTGCTTATGTAGTTCACCCAGTAAGAGGTAAAACAAGGTTCCTTTTATATCCATACCAAAAATCAGTACTGTATTGCTTCCTAAAACATCGATTTAATATCATCCTAAAATTCAGGCAAGCGGGGATCACAGAATTGATTTCTCTTTATTGCTTATGGCTAACGATGTATCACCCAAACAAAAAGGTGAATATCATCTCCATCAAGGATTCTGTAGCAAAGAAGGTTTTAAAGAAAATCAAATACATGTACAAGAATCTCCCAGAGCACTTAAAAGTTCCTATCGTAAATGGTAGAATGGGTGAGCTGGGAACAGCCTGTATAACAGGCGATACCATGATCCTTGGTACTAAAACTGATTTCCCAATTCAATCCATAGCTCCATCTGAAAAGGGTTATTTAGATGTATCCGGTTTGAATATAAGGGTTCTTACAGAGAATGGTACTTTTGAAAGGATTATGAAAACTTTCAATAAGGGTAAGCTAAAAACTTACACAATTGTAAATGATCGCGGGTTAACCCTGAGATGTACTCCAAAACATAAATTATTAACTACCAAAGGTTGGAAAACTGTAGGAGAGATCCTTAAAAACAATCTAACAGTGATTTTTAAGGATACCAAAGAATTTGTAAACTTAGCTCCACCAAAGGTAGAGAAACCAGTTACGGAGGAGATAAGAGAAACTAACATACCCGGGTATTGGGTATCCAATCTTGGTAGGGTGTTTACTACTAAAACCAAGAAAGGTAAAGGTCATGGTAGGGATGGTATAAATCCCTATGGGACAGAACTAAGGGTAATGGTTACTATGGTTAATCGACATGAGAGGGTCAAATTAACATACAAAGGTTCTCGTCAAGTGTATTCTGTACATAGATTGGTATGGGAAGCTTTTAAAGGACCTATCCCCGAAGGGATGATTATTGACCATATCAATGGTAATGGTTGTTGTAATTGGATAACTAACTTGCAAGTGATAACCTATTCGGAGAATACCAGAAGGGCTTTTACTATGAATAGAGTCTTAAAACAGTCTGTTCATCAAACAGAGACATTACCATATAAACAGATAGGTCGAGTAAAAGAGCTTTTAAAAAGGGGTAAATACCTAAATAGAGAAATAGCCAAACGAGTAAGTGGTGGGGATAAAGACCTTCTGGATCAGAAGAAAGTATCTCGTATCAGTAGGGGAAAAAATTGTAGTGATATATATATCAGTAAGATAACTAAGGTAGATACTACCCTAGAAACCATATATGACATGGAGGTAGAGAATTACCATAGTTATATAACTACTAATGGGTATATAAATCATAATTCTACAATTGAATTTATCAATGGCTCTTTTATAGAATCTATCCCAACCTCGGAAGAAGCAGGACGTTCAGAATCTCTTTCTTTATTGGTAATCGATGAAGCTGCAATTGTAAGATGGGCTTCACAGATTTGGTCTGCAAGTTTCCCCACACTTTCCACTGGTGGGAGTGCTATCCTAAATTCAACTCCCTATGGAATTTCTGGCTTCTATCACTCAAAATGGGTTGAAGCGATTACAGATTCTGATTCTCCTTTTCACCCTATTCGATTATATTGGAAAATGCACCCCGAGCGAGATCAGAAATGGTACGATACAATGTCCAAAGCTTTGGGCCCAAGAAGAACTGCCCAAGAAATTGATGGTGACTTCCTTTCTTCCGGTAGTACTGTATTTGATCTTACAGATATTAAGGCAATCGAAGATACTCTATCAGAATACCCAGTAATCGAAACAAGGTTTAATGGCCAGTTAAGAATCATGGATAAACCAAAACAAGGTGTAAGATACTTTATTGGTGCTGACGTTGCTACGGGACGTTCTAATGACTACTCAGCTTTTACTTTGGGTGATTCTAATGGAGAAGAAGCTGCAGTATTTAAAGGGAGAATCCCAGTAGAGAAATATGCTAAAATCTTGGGCAACCTGGGAAAAGAATTCAATTGGGCAACAATTGCCCCTGAAACTAATGATATTGGTTTGGCAGTAACAACTTTACTTCAAACCGAAGGATATCCTCAATTGTATTATCATAAAAAGCTTCTCAAAAAGAAAGGAAAGTCAAGGCCAGAAGTAGAACAGTATCCCGGATGGATAACCACATCTAAGAACCGATCCCTAATCATTGATGGATTGGAAGAAGATATCAGAAAAGATAACATTACAATTAAGGACCCATTTTTTGTTCAAGAGGCTTATACCTTTATCTATGATTCAATAGGCAGGCCAGTAGCAATGGGTAAACACAACAGAAACAATCAAACCTCAGACATTGACATGGATGAGGAAACCTATTCGGATGATAGTATTTTTGGTAAAGCAATATACAATCATGTGAGGAAGAATTACAAACCTTCATTGATAATTCAACCTAAATAACAAAATATATGGTATTACAATCAATTGGGAATTGGTGGTTAAACTTAATTGGTGTTCGGAGGGATGATTCGAATGCCTATAAGGATAAACCAAAGTCTGACCCCAATCCAAGAACCACAGCCCCTATCCCACCAGGTAGGGTTTCTGTGTCTAATGATACTACTGATATGTTATCTGTATTAAAGGGAGAAGCTGACTTTGTTACTCCTTCTTTTCGTACAGAAATCATCCCACTTATCAGAAGTCTTTATAAAGTTAACCCAGATGTAGGTATAGCTGTTCAGGATATGTTTAAGTTGGGAAATACGAAACATTTTATCGAATTCCCACATAATACTCCGGAAGAAGCTTTAAAAATGAGGAAGCATCTCAGGGATGTTTCTAAAACCTGGTCTAATTATACAGCAGGTATCTTTGGCTTAGTAAACAAGATGTTTGTTCAAATGCTTGTTTCTGGTGCCATGAGTATGGAAGCAGTACCAAAAAAAGACCTATCTGGGATTGAAAGCATTATCTTCATTAAACCAGAGGACATTGTATTCCAAAGAGATCAAAATGGTAAATATCGACCCTACCAATTGAACAAAACTTGGAATCATGGTAAATCAGAAAGGTTAATTGAACTTAACCTAAATACCTACATCTACCTTTCAATGTTCAATGATACTGATGAACCTTATGGGATTCCAACTTTCATGGCTGCATTGGATTCATTAAAGACCCAATCAGATATGAAAATTAATACCAAGCATATTATGGAATTGGTTGGTATGATGGGATTCTTAGAAGCCAAAATGGCAAAGCCAGATATATTACCAAATGAAAATCCTAAAGCCTACGAAGCCCGATTAAATCGAATGCTTCGGGAGTTAAAGGTTAACACCAGGGAAGGATTAAAAGATGGTACTGTAGCTGGCTTTATCGATGATCATGAATTCAAGTTAAATTCCACTACCAAGGATATGGGTAACTTGGATAAACCCTGGAACATGAATCAACAATCAGTGGCTAATGGTTTGGGTATTTCTGGTTCTCTTATTGGGGTATCCAATGACAACAAAACAGAGGGTGGAACAAGTATCATGTTCTCCAAAATGATCTCTCAGCTTGCGAATTTACAGGAATTTGCAGTTTATGCTCTTGAATTTATCTATTCACTAGAATTGAGATTAGCTGGACTCCCGAATAAAGGATGTAAGGTTAGATTCTTTACTTCTACGATTAATGATGAAGTCAAAATTCAACAGGGTAAAGAGTATAAGATTCGTAATCTTAATTCTCTATATGCAGCTGGTATCATTAGCCAAGATCAATATGCCTTCGAAATGGGTTATGAAAAGCCCAATGAAAAGGAACCCAGAGTTCCATTAAACAAATTAGAAGATGGTGATGATGGGGCTAAAAAACAGAAAAGGGAAGCTGACAAGGATAAATCCGATAGATCACAAAGGGATAAGTCCAAAACAGTTCCTAAACGAAAAGATGGTGACACTAAAGAAAGGTAAATATTATGGGACAATTTAAAAAAGGGAAACAGGATACCATAGTAATTGGAGAAGGCCATTCTCTAATGCTTGGGCATATGCCAAACTCGATTCCTTCAGATGCCTATTCAGAATTAAACTTTGGCTTAAACAAGTCAGGGATAGAGAGTTATGGTTTTTGGAGTAATTCCATTAATTATAACACATTTTATCCAGGAGTAACCCAAGAGGAATTTATGCCTAAGGATACTGATTTCATTGAACCCGTTTATCGATTGCTTTCCGAGGTAATCGTAAACAAAGAATGGAACCCAGTAGACTTCAGTCGTAATGGAGCATTAAAAGCTTCATTAAAAATGTTGGTAGGGCAAACAGTTAACTGTGATCATTCAACTGATGTAGCAAATGCAATCGGTAGTGTAAAACAAACCTTCTGGCAAGAATCATTTAAACAGGATGGCATCGTAATCCCTGCGGGAATTAACGGAGTATTAAAAATTGATGCTAAGGCAAATCCCAGACTTGCTAGAGGAATATTAATGGACCCACCAAGCATTCATTCCAATTCAGTATCTGTAAGATTCATTTGGGATAAATCACATCCAAACTTGGATGAAGATGAATTCTGGAGTAAATTGGGTACATACGATGAAAAGGGTAATCTGATTTGTAGAGTAGTAAAGGAAATCGTATCCTATTACGAAACCTCTCTGGTATCTCACGGAGCTGACCCATTTGCCCAGAAAATCGATGAAAATGGGAATATCAATGATCCGAAATTTGCTTCGAAACAAAGTTACTCGGCAAACAGAGGTAATGATATCGAATATTATTTCATGGATTATAAAAAACTCATAGATACTGAGAGTATTAACAATACTACGGTATTTAATATGAAATCTGATAATTCATCTGATCATTCAAACAACAAAAATTCTATCAATATGAAAGAAAAGGAATTGCTTGCCCTCTTAGTAGGTACAGGGATGTTAACACTTGCCGAGGGCAAGGAAGTTAACCTTGACAACGTTAAAGAGGCAGTTACTTCATTGGTAGCTTTGAAAAATTCTTTAGAAACTCAGGTAGAGGAATTGAATAATTCCAAAACTGGTTTGGAATCCAAGGTTACTGAGTTAACTGCTAAGGTAACTGAATTGGAAAATGCAGCTCGGGTTAACAAAGTAATGGCAGAACTGGGAGCCAATTATTTGAAGAGCTTGCAGGAAAGCACAGTAGAAACTTACAAAAAGGTCTATGGTGAAAAGGCTGATGAAGCAATTGTAACCTTGATCACAGGAACCTCCGATGTTGCTCAGCTAACTGCATTAAAGAAAACTTATGATGCAGAACTGGAAAAACAGTTCCCTTTAACTTGTTCTGCATGTGGCTCTCACGATGTAACTAGAGCTTCTTCTCAGGCTGAGGATGAAGAAGGTACTACCTCTACAGACAAACCCAAATCTCTTCAGGACATTGCTCGCAACATAGCAAGCAACAAAAACAAAGGGTCAATCATTTTTAAATAATCTCTAAAAGTCAATCAATATGGCAGACTTCACTAAATTCGGAGGAACTACTCCTCGAGTGGTGATTTACAAAAGTGAATCCCACAAATTACATCAGGCATTCCCTGTTAAAGCTTCCGTAAAGATTTATGCTGGAAACCCGGTAGCAATTACCACTGATGGTACAATTGAATTGTTGACAGAGGATAACGAAGCTAACTACTTGGGAATCGCAGTTACCGATAACAATAACCCAGCTTACAAAGAATCAGCAAATGCAGGTCCCGTGGAAGTAACAGTTGCTGTTCAGGGTTTCATGATTATCAATGCAATCTCAGAAGCCGCTTTAAATGCGGGTCCAGTAGAAATTGGTACTGGCATGGATGCTACTAACCATTTCACTAAGTTCAAAACTTTCACTCAGGCGGGTGCTGATGCTGCAACTCGTCCCGTGAATTTTATCTCCCTGACAAAAGCTTCAGCAAAAGATGAGCTGATTCAGGTATTATGTAAATAACAAAAAGAACAGAAAGATATGTCTGAAACAAAGAAGAATTTAACAAAAGAAAACTTGCTCAAGGAATTGCCAGAAATGGGAAAAAACCTTGATGCAATCAGAAAAGGTACGAATACCGAGTTATCTGCCGATATCTCAATGGCAGAAGTAGTAAACGAACGATACGGGATTTCAATGGATCAGTATCTCTCCACTTTGGGTATCGATACAAGAAAAGATACATTGCAGAACCTTTTCACAATGCCCGATCAGTCAGTTCGATGGGTAGTTCCTGAAATTATCCGTGCTGCTATCACATTGGGTCTTCGTCAAGCTCCATTTTATCCGAACATCATTGCTGGTGATCAACCGGTAAATGGTTTGCAGGTAACTATGCCGTACATCAACATGTCTGATGCTGCTCCGGCAAGAGTAAACGAAGCTGAAACAATTCCGTTGGGAACAATCTCTTACGGACAGAAACAAGTTTCTATCTTCAAAATCGGTAAGGGTATCAAAATTACTGATGAAGTTAAAAACTACGTTTCTCTGGATGTAATGGGAATTTTCCTTCGTGACTTTGGTATTCAGTTGGGGTATGCAATGGATAACCTTGCAATCGACACTGGTATCAATGGAGATAAAATCGATGGTTCCGAATCCGCTCCAGTTATTGGCGTAGGTATAACTTCAGAAGGTATCCAATATCGTGATTTGCTTCGTATCTGGATTCGTGGTTCTCGTATGGGCCGTAACTTCACATCAATGATTGGAGGAGAAGGTGAAGCATTGAATATCCTTGATTTGCCCGAATTCAAGGTAAGATCAAATGGTACTACAGAAGCTACTCTGAATCTCCATACTCCAGTACCTAACCGTGCAGACTTCTGGATTCATGGTGGTATCCCTGCAAATCAGTTGATGCTTATCGATAAAGCTGCTGGTATGATTAAGCTTACTGCTCAGCCTCTGATGTTGGAATCCGAAAGAATCGTTTCTAATCAGACTGAAGCTATGTATGCTTCTCTTACTACTGGCTTCTCAAAAATGTACAGAGATGCAACCGTTATGTTGGATTCCAGCAAGGCATTCACTTCCAATGGGTTCCCAGAATATATGAACCTGGATCCTCTGATGTCAGTAAATCTGGAGTAATTTCCTTTTTCTTCGGTCTTTTTCTATCTCATCCCAGCTCATACATTTTCATGGGCTGGGATTTATCACATAACAACATATAAAAATAATTTAAGGTATGACGTATTTGAAATTAGGCGATAACGCAACCTCATTCTATGATATGGGGACGGGCCTTAAAATTTCCGGTAAAGATGTAGTTGCTGTAAACGATGCCTACATTAATCAAGGTAAAAGAACAAGAAGAGCTCTTCAAGGAGGTCATTTGATTTATGCAACCAAAGAAGAGTATGAAGAAGCTAACGGTGTAAAGGCAGAATCCGAAAACAACACCGTAGAAAGCCTTTCAAAGAAATTCTATAATCTCTACCAGTCTGGGAAATCAACAAAGGAATTAGCTGATGCTTTCAATAAAGCTCAGTTGGTGAAGATTGCTGAAGCTGCGGAATTGGAAGTAGAAGAAGCAGATACAAAATCCAGTTTGGTAGAAGCTATCATCGAACAGATCGAATCCACCGATGAGGAAACTGATGAAGAGTAAACCCCTCTCAACATACTCAATATAAATTCATAATGGGGCGAATGCCCTAAAAGTCCTAAAAATATGGTAACAAATTTTTCATTCCAAAAAAACGGGTTATCAGTATCTTTTAGAGACCTTTCAACCGGAGTCCCAGATGGTAGTACATATCACTGGGACTTTGGCGATTTTAAAGGGTCCGAAGAGAGAAATATTACCCATGAATATGAAAGCTCTGGGTTTTACATAGTGACCCTTAAAATCACAGCTCCTGCAGTTGGAGAAGAAGAACCTCAAGTAGGTGAAAAACAATTAAGGTTAGGAATCAGTGATATGTCCAAAACACAACTCTCAGATTCAATATATAACCTTATCAATTCCTATATCCCAGAAAGTTTGCTTCCTTACCTTTCAGATATCGACAAACAAGCCTACATCGAAAAATGGCAATTATATATCCAACCTCTTGTTTGTCGACCCTGTGGAAAAGAAATCCCATTAGAAGAATATAACAATGAGCTTGCTTATGAAGCTCTAGAAAACCAATTAATAATGGAGTTATCCGCATATGACTTCCTTACAGTGGGAATCATCAATATGATGAGATCAGCTACGGATATAATCCAAAACGAAACAAACAGCTCAACACAAAAACCTGGAGAAGGTGAAGGTGGAGAAGCTAATGCAAACCAAAGAGTAAAGGCAATCACAACAGGCCCAACAGAAGTTCAATTCTACGAAGGATTATCTGGAGATTCAGCATCATCTTTGGCTAAAACAATCACAGGAGCATTACAACCGGGTGGAGTAATTGATACATTAAAGGCTAATCTATGTATGCTTGCGGGAAGGCTATGTATTTATCTCCCAATCTGTACTCAACCTAGAACAGTTAAAGTTCCTAAGGTTGTTAATCGAAGAAAACCTGGACCAATCGGAGGTCCTAATCCTATCAGTATATTAAATCCTTCAAACATTTAAAGCTATGAGTGTATTTATTGGATATCCCAGTTTCATGGCATATCAAATGATGAAAGGTAAAAAAGGTAATAATGATGGGTTTCCATCTATTCCTGGCATGATTGCTAGATATTCCGCTTCTGGTCTCACTAATGAACAGATGGCTGCCAATCCCGTATGGGTTGATGAAGAACATGCAGGGACAAAGGATGATCCTATTCCTTATGCACCCCCAATGGAAATATTCAAGGATAAGTATTATACCCAATCCAAGGTATTATATAAATGTATAAGAGACAGTGGTCAACCATTATCTCATAATCTGTCTGATTTAGTAGGAAACTACGTAGAGAAAGCTTAATCCAAATCTATGGCATTCTTAGTTAACGATTCGATATGGAAAAAATATAAGCATATCGTACAAAACTTCATTGACCAAGATGCAGGGTTACAAGAAGTGATTTGGTTAAAACATATTCAATATCCTTTACCATTTGGTGAAGATGATGATGAGAATAATTATGAAAGAATTCCTCTCCAAGCTCTAGTCAATTACAATGCTTTCAGAACATGGCCTTTAAATGTAGGTACACCCTCTGGTGAATTGGATGAGATTAACTGTGCTATGTTAGTCTCACAAAAACAGCTTGTAGAAAAAGGGTTCATCAATAATAAAGGATATTGGACATTTGATGCTGCATTAGATAGATTCATTATTAATGGTGAATTATACATCTCAAAAGGTGATACTCAAGTAGCCCAGGCAAAAGATGAACCTATAGTATTTCAAGTATTACTCAGAAGACAAGAAGATGGCACAGATACAACGAATTAAAACTGGTGATACAAATTGGGGAGATGAAGCAACCAAGCTAAACACCAATTTCAACCAGTTAAATCAGAATAAGGTAGAGGTAGTTCCAGGCTCAAGGTTAATCACCGAAGAGGAAGCTCAGAAGTTAAATGATTTACAGAACTTGGAACAACCAAATTTAAACGAAACAAATCAAAGTAGTTTTGCTTATGTAAAGGGCCAAGAAAAAATCCAATTGATCATGAAGGCCCAAGAATTACAGAACCCTCCTACTTCATCAACATTAACCTATCAAGTAAACGGTGAAACTTTCAGTTATAAAATTGGTCAATTTGTAAGGGCAATCGTAGATGGAGAGCCCAAGATTTATCAATTATATAACATTGTAAATGGTTCTGCTGTATGGAAAGAAGTAAACACTGGTTCAGGTGGTGGGGGTGAAGTTTCTGGGTATGCCGAAGGATTCAGTTGGTACGAATTAACCAATCCAGGAGATATTAAGCCAGTAAATGGGATTACCCTAAGTAAATCCTTAGTAACCTATACAATTGCAGAAAGTGGGATTACTGGTGATACTACAAACATCTACAGCTTAATTGTTTGGGACCCAACTGATGCTACAGATAAAACAGTAACTTACAAAGCTAGTGCTGGATTAACAGTAGAAATCCATGAGGGAGTAATTGCTAATATTACAGCAGAACCCGGTGATTATACGATTACAATTACTACAGTAGAGGGGTCTCATACTGCAACATTAAATGTAAAGATTCAACCTTTAGAGCCTGCTAATGTTCCAGTTGAATCCATATCTGTCAGTAAATCAGAGGTAGAGATAGATACAAATAATAGGGGGGGG